TTCACTTCCAAGCAGCGGACCATGAATACCCAGTTTGGTTTGGAGCATTTGGTAAACACGTAGGAAAGAGCAAACGACTTTACGTAAAGGCTCTTCCAGATTCGGTAAATATTTCTGGGCTAACTTCTTATGTGAAAACAGTACGGCAAGCAGACGGAACAACAGAGATTGACCTTATGAGTACCCTGATTGCAATGGCTACTACTATTAAAAGCCACGAAACACGGATAACCTCACTAGAGTCTCAGTTGACCACTTTGCACAATACTTTGGCTACAAGAACTAGCCCAAGCCACACCCACGGAAGCAATGGATAAGAGTTGAGGCAGTAAATGAAGCCAGAATCTAAGAAAATAGAACCTGCTATTGAGAGGAAACCCTAGTGCCAACATCACCCCTTTACCCTGGTGCAGTACGCAACTTTGGTTCTGACGTTGTCAACTTTACTGACACCATTCTTGCGGAGCACGTTAACTACCTTCGTGCTGAGGTTAACTCTATTGAAACTGTTCTTGGCACATACCTAACCCTTAGTTCTGGCTTTGTTGGTTCATACACTGAACCAACCATATCTTTTACATGGGATAGCCTTAAAGACCGTCTTGCTAACATTGAGTACGGACTTCACACTGCTTACGCAGCCAAGGTTCCAACTGGAGGAACTACAGGTCAAGTTCTCGTGAAGTCTTCTGGTAGCGACTACGCTATGTCTTGGACTACTGGAAACTTCCTTCCTAGCCAATCTTCAAACAACGGTAAGTATTTAACGACAAACGGAACATCTGCTTCTTGGGCATCTATTAGCCAAGTACCATCTCAGTCTGGTCAAACCGGAAAGTACTTAACTACAGATGGTTCAACTGCATCGTGGGCTACAGTTCCTGCATCCTATTCTGCTCCGACACTAGGAAGTACTTCAATTGCTTCTGGAGCAACAGTCACAAACGTTAACGGTTTAACGATAAACTCAACCACAATTCCATCTTCTAAGACTCTTGTTTCAACAGATTCCGTTTACGCTGTTCCTTCACAATCTGGTAACACCGGAAAGTACTTAACCACAGATGGAAGCACAGCATCTTGGTCAACAGTATCAGGAGAAACTTTTAGCCCATTCCTACTTATCGGAGCATAACAAATGTCAAAATACGGCTATTCCGTATATGGTGCATCTAAATACGGATTAACACCTAAACTTGCCTATTCCGTTGAGCCAATGAGCATCAACGTAGTTAAGTTTTTTGAAGTTCTTGTTTCTTGGCAACCTCCTACTGGTAACTTCACACGATTCCGTGTAGTTCGTAACCAAAACGGCTACCCAGAAACTGCAGAAGATGGTGTAGTTATCTATCAAGTAATGTCTGAAGATGGCTTAACTCTTGAGGGAAAGATAACACGGTCATCATTTTATGATGGACTAGAAAACCCAGACCAAACTGCAATCAATACTGGTCGCAATATTTTTTACCGTGTTTTCTTGTATACCTCAGATAACGTTTGGGTAAAAGCAGGCGAAATTAGCGAAGTAGTTCCAGAAGATACTGGTGCTACTCAAAAAGTTGTAGATTTATTGCCACGTGTATTGACCAGTTCTGACTTAAGCCCATTGGGAGTTGTCAGTGAAGATTCTCAACTTTACAAGTTTTTAGATGCTCTTGCGTTTTCCTACGAACAAATGATGACGGAAATTAAACTGGCACGTCCAGCGCATAACTTAGAAAGTTCTAACTACAAAACTATTCCTGGAGAAGTACTTAACTTAGGTTTAAACCCAGAGCCAAACCTACCTATGCTTCGTCAAAGGGCTCTAATACGTGAAGCAATTCCTCTGTATGCAGACAAGGGAACAGCCATTGGAATTTCTGACTATGCTGAATCTTTAACTGGTTTTGCACCAACTGTGACAACTTCTTCTAACTTGATGTTAACAGTTCAAGACTCTACCTTTTACAACAGCACTGGAAGATGGGTAGCAACAGACGCAACAATTTCTGCTACAGAAGAGATGGTTCCAGATAACTCTGACAAATCAATTGACTTAAGTTATACTTTAAAAGTTGTGCCAGCGGTTGGGATAGAACCAAGCCCATTAGTTACTTTGGGTGTAGATTCTCCTATAACTCAAGGGGTACCTATATACCCAAGTGTTGAGTTTATTTACAGAGGAAATGTTAAGTGCCCAACAGGTGGCTCAGCAACATTTACCGTTAAATATTACGACAAACTTGGAACTTATATTTCATCTAACACTTCATCAATTACTACCACAAACTCATGGCAAACAATGAGCATTACAGCAATGAGCCCAAGTAACGCTTACTATGTTGGTCTTCAGTTTAACTTTAGTTCAAACGCTACTTCTTATTTAGATATGGTTTATGTTGGAGAAACAGTATTTGTTGAATACGAAGAAGCCAGAGCAACCACTGTTGACCTTGCTCCAAAGTTAGAAAACTATGTCGCTAATCCTTCTTTTGAAGTAGATGCTTCAAATTGGACATTGACTGGAGTAACGTTTAGCCGAGACTCTGATGTCCCAATGGATGGTTACCCAGGTTCTTACAGCGGAAAGTTTGTGGCCTCTGGTTCTTGGACATTGGCTTGTAGTTCAAACTTCCCTGTAGAAAGCGGAATTTACTTTAACGTATCGCACTTTATGAAGTCAGCCAATATGACTACTATGACTGCATACATAGACCTGTACGATTCTTCAGATACTTTAATTGACACAATTTCAGACACTCACATGCTCTCAAACATGTGGATGCGTGGTTACATTTCTGCCCTAATTCCTTCTGGTTCAACCGCAACATACGCTAAATACAGACTGCAAGGTACTGCTGGAACTTTGTACCTTGATATGGTTATGGCTCAAGATACATTTGCCCCTAGCGACTACTTTGACGGTTCTATGCCAGAGTTAGTTGGAGCAATTTGGCAAGGAACTCCTAACGCATCAACCAGCCTTTATTACCCTAACAAAGCCACTAAGATTTTGCGTCTTGCTCAGACCCTTGTTGACTGGGTACCTATGAACTCTTGGTGGAGAATCACCACTCCTGCAGGATTGGAATATACAAACCTAGACGTGTAGTATCAGCCTATGGCTGATTACATTCTTGCAGTACTCATGGTGGGCATGGCCCTTACCTACATTCTAGAACTTGTTGATTATGGCTTTGTTTCACGGGCTTTTCTCAATAAGTTTCTTACGTTACCCCTTAGCATTGGTGGGTTTTACCTGCTAGGTTATTGGGACAAGACATTAGTCATCGCAGTGCCCGCATCAATCTTTGTAGCACTGTTTATCGGAAAGCAACTAAACAAACCAGCACAGGTAATAAATCCACGACTACCACGACTATAAGAGGGCGCTATGAAAATTGCAGTAATTTCCTATCAAGATATTGATGTTACAGATGGAATTGATGACCTCATTGAAAAATACGGAGTAGAAGACACCACGGTTCTCATTCCTATTTTGAAACGGGATAAACAATTCACCAACAGCGTTATGCAAGCCTGCATAGACCACGGAGTAAAGACTCACGTCTACTTCATCACCGCAGATGGTCTTGATGACACACTCGGCAAGGCAAGCGACATTACGCTGACTGACAACCCTGTTAAAGAAGTCCTTATGCACCTTGGCATGAACGACGCACTTGCCCTTGTATGGGACGATTCACCGCAGGCACATTTTGCCCTTCACACCGTAGAAGACCTTGCCTTAGACACGTGGGACATCACAGACGGTCTAGACATTCTGGAGATTGAGCCAGATGACTTTGCTGATATGAGCGCCAACGAACTTCACGATGCGATGTTTAAGCATCTCGGTATGTTCGTAGACTTGCTCGCAGCCTTCGTAGCCGAGACGGTTATGGAGTCACTGAGCGAGGCGGTTGCAGAGCACCTGCTGGACTCAGAGACCAAGAAGAACATTTCTCCTTTCAAGGAAGACGAGTAAGATACAAGCGTGCAAATACCCGTCCAAGCCTATTCAGCCAATCTGACTGATTTCCAGTTCCGACTCCTAGCCGTTTTATGCCACTTAGCAGGGCGTAGGAGCCACGTACAGGCCTCAGCAGCCGACTTGGGTATACAGACAGGCAACGTCCACGAGAAGACAGTCCGCAGAGCCCTTAAAGCCTTGGAGGATGCTGGCTTCATCAAGCGGACTGCAACCAAGAAGGCTGGCGGTATGCGAGGCATTGACCGTGTGGACATTTGTGTCCAGGCGGTAGGGGACGCTAATGTCCGCACAACAGGTGACTACGTGACTAATAGTTACAATAGCCAAATAGTAGATAAGCCATTAGTACCTAATAGCCAATCTAGTTATAAATTAAAAGATTCTGAATCGAAGATTCAACTTAAAGAAATCAAGGTACCTATGAGAAAATATGAGGATGATGGAGACGATTTGGCAGGCTTTGGACTCGTTGAACCCAAAGACGCCCCACAGCCCAAGGTACGTCGCTCCGACCCTAAAACGAGAGGTCGCCGACCAGAGCACGAGTGGACCGCTATGGATGTGGCTGCGGAGTTTAGTTACCAGGTCGGTCGCAAGTACCCACTACTTCCAGGAACTGTCAACGTCAAAGCACTCTCAGGAGCACTTGCCAAATTCAGAAAGCAATACGAAACCACCCCACTCATCGAACTAGAGTTGCTACGCCTGTTCATGGCGGATGAAAGTAACTTCAGAAACATTGGCGATGAAGCACCGTTCCTTTACAAGATGTTCCTATCTTCTTTTGGCAAGAAGATGAACCAAGCCAGAGAGAATCTCGGTCTTACAAAAATCACTGCGAAATTAGACACCACACCAACATCTGCTAGGCTCGTGGCAAGTGACGGACGTACTTTCCAGAATTCACTCTCTGGTCGTGCACAACTAGAGCGTCACGAGAAGAGGCTCAGTGACAAATGAGGAACTGACAGAAGCGTTAATGAGTTTGTTTGAAAAGGGCGCCATTAACGTTTCGTACGATGAAAATCTTGAACCAATGTTTGAGATAACAGAGCAGGGCAAAAAAAAAATCGAAACCTGGAAGGACAATCAGTGAAAACTATTATTGGTTACACAATTGTAATCATTGGAACACTAGCAGGAACAAACCTAATCCTAGGAGGAATGAAAAAATGGCAAAAAAAGTAGCAGCAAAGTTTGTTGCAACAATTGAACTAAACCCTGAGAAGGCTGGCGGTTGGTTAGCAATCGTTAGCGTCCAGAAAGAAGCAGGCACTAGCCTCAACTCAATTCAACCACCAGAAGGTATTAGC